GCATCTTTCATGCCCGTATCAAGTTCAAAATGTGAGGTAACATCATTATCTGTAGTAGTAACTCCAGTGTTAGAACCTTTGTATACTGCAATCAATTTAAATGCGTCAGAAACACCCAAAGGCCATGGGCCAGAAGCCGAGGCAGGATTTGATCCAGTATTAATGTGTACAAATCTGTTCTTATTTACAGTCTTAGTTGTTTGAACCGCTGAAGTTCTCAATACGTTAAAGTAAACAGAAGCGGAGAATGAAGAAAGATTTGCTTGCTGTAGATTAATCGTATGCGCTGTAGATGAAGAACTAATCGTTCCGTTTGCTGACAGATCAAAGATGTATCCTGTTGGAAAAATTGTCTTATGTGCGCCTGTTTCTGAGCCACCGTATGTGTTAGCGACCTTCAATGAAGTATCACCTACGACCTGTGTAATTCTCTGAATAGCATTAGAACCGATTTTGATGAAGTCGCCAACTTGATATGCTGTTGTAAATGCTGTACCAGATCCTGTTACAGTATTACCGCTTGTGCCTGAGATTGTGCCTGTATGTGCCGCTGTTTCTGCCGCAGATTTGGCAACAACGAGTACATTACGCTCTTCTGTATTTGTTAGAGAACCAGTCTCGTTCAGAGTTTCAGTACCACCAGCATGTGCCGAGTTAGCAGTAACCGTAGCAGTGCCACCAGTGAATGTGACAGTCTTTTCTGTTCTGAATACAAACTGTGTATCAACTGTGCCAGTTGAATCTGTGAGTTGTTTTGTTCCCCTTTGTGTGAATGGGAATACGAGTGTATTCAATCCAGACTCTTGTAGTTTTGCTTGACCGCTTGTAAGAACAATATCAGCCATCGACTTAGGACCTGATGAATTGTTCTCATAGATACCACGAACATCAGAAAATGTTTTACCGGCATTCATTGAAATGTCAAAGAGATAAATTCTGAATTGACCATTAAATGTCCCAGGTGTGCCACTGTGATGTTGAAAGCCACGAACTCTTGCAGTACCAATCTCTGCTCCCTGTGCGCCTTGTGCGCCCAAGTTTTTACCAGAGATACCTCTCTGTGCGCCATCACGCAAAGATACTTGTCGTAGACCCTGGAAGTCCCATGTGCCTACAACTTCTTTAGCAATGACATAGTTACCAAATCCCTGAGAAATTACTCTAGCATCTTTAGTTTCAAAGTCTGTTGCTTTGTCTACGTCCTTATACAAAGGATTAATCAACTCAACCTTATTACCGTTTACATAGCCGGCGCCCTTTTCAATCTCGGCGACCAGTTTAAGATAATTGCCATCTGAATAGCGACCAAGATTTGTGCTAGTTTTTAGATGCTCACGAATACGAACATTAAATGGGCTTACCGCATAGTTGCCATTTGTGTCATATGTTCTCTCAGCGATATATTTGCCAAGATCGGAGTATACAGTGTCGGTGTTCTTTCTAGTTATTGTGCCTTCTACAATTTCAGCAACTGTAACGAATGTAGTTGTGTTTGCTGAGTTTAGTGGACGAGAAACAAGAGTTGGTGTGATCTTCAAGCGATTAGCGCCCGGTGCGGCAAAGTTGGTTGCACCTGTCGCATTATCAAGCAATGAAGAATCCTGATTTGAATCAATAATTGTTTCGGCAGATTCAAAACCAATCTGTACTGATGGTCTTGAACTAAATTTATTTACGATAATGCTCTGTGGAGCAATTCTTATGAAGTTACCTTTGTGATATAAAATGCCATCACCAACTGTTGCTCTAAAGCCAGTACCGGTTGAAGATGAAGTAATCGTATTAGCGGCAACAACAAATGCACCACCAGTTCTATTACGAACTAGAAGTGTTTCATTATCAGTAAATGCCTTCGTTGTATTGTTTGCACCAGAGTTGGTGTACTGAACAAAAATAGAAAGAAAGTTGGGATCAGCAGCCTCAGAACCCTCTTTCGCATCAATCAATTGTGCAGTCATTCCAGAGGTTGCGCCAGTTACTGTCGCATTTGCTACTACACCGCCAGAGAAAAAATCTGAAAGAAGAATAACTCTATTGTTAGCATCCTTATCTCTCAGTTTTACAAAAGAAATTGTTTCTGCCTTTACAGGCGAACCAGTAACAATAGTGCCATCAACTAGAATTTCATCAGCAAATCTTTCAACCTGATTTTGCAAAATAGATTGTAGTTGTGTTAGTTCTCTTGCTTGTACAGCAAATCCAGGACGAAATAAAACACGGTGAAAATTTTTATTTTCAGTGAAATCGTCAAAAAAAGGACTTTGATTTAGATTAGTTTCAATGCTCATTTATTTTACCTTTAGAAATCCAGAATGATTTTAATATCTTCTGTTTGCTCTACATCTCTTGTAACTTTTTGTACACTCTCTGTGTAGATAAACTCGCCTGAGAATGTATTTGCTTCGGGCCCCTTTATTGAAGAGATTGTTGCCACTTTAGTAGCATTGCCTCTTTTTAGAATTTGATCTGCTTGTGTGAAAGGAACACGATTGCTAAAACTCTGTACATTATTTATATAAACATTAAAGAAGGATGTATCAGTTTCAGTCTCATCTCTCTTAACAAATACCACGTTGCCATTAGCACCATAAACGGCATTATTAGCAGCCTGATTTGCTCTGGTGATTGGGTTCAATTCTGTAATAAAACCTAGTGTACCAAGTTCAGAGAGAAGTCTCATTCTTTCGTTGGTAAGAGTTTCACCTGCAACGATAGCATTAACAGGATTATTTCCATCCATCTGTGTATATGATATGAGAGCCCGGGTTGTAAGTCTGAGTGTGCTAGGGCTATTTGAAGTATTTGCTATTGATTCAGTAGATATATGATTATTGTTCGCATCCACTTTCAGAATAGGATCTTTCAAAATACTAATTGATCTGAAGTCCGTATTTGCTGGAATATATCCGTTGCCGTTTGCAGAAACACCTAGTGAACCTTCAAACTGAACATTGAGAAGAACTCTGTCTCCACCCAATTCACGAGTAGGATCTTTACCGTGGCCACCGATTGGCGAAATGATTGCGTTTGCTGTTGCACCAGCACCATGAATAGCATTTGCTGAAATAATTACTTTTGCTTCTGAGTAATGTTTTCCAACAGCAATGATATCAACATTTGCAATTTGACCTAAAGAATTGACTTCAGAGTATGCCAAAGCGCCGTGCCCGTCACCACGAATAATCACTGTGGGTGAAACAATACAGCGTGAATCCGTATTAGCGATTGTGCTAAAAGCAGAATTTACAGTGAATGTCTTTGTTGACCCAGCATAGTCGATAATTCTACGAATCTGCCCAGAACCAGTTCCTGTCGTAATATAGATTGATGATCCATTATAAAAGTTATCAACTGATGATGGTGGGTTCATGCCAGCAGCCGAAAGTCTAATTGTAGTAGATGTTGCTGAAGTTACAACACCATTAGATACTTGATGATAACCTGTACCAGAAGCAACTGTCTCAATAATTTCAATAGAACTATTGACTGCCGCATTTTGAACTGCAAGTTGTCTATCGCCCTCAACTGAACCATCTGAAGCAGAAATTGTTTTTACTGGCATATGAGATACAGTTAGAAACTTATCTGCTTCACCAAGTGAGATTTTATACATAAACTTCCATGTATAGCCGTCAGCTAAAGTAAATGGTAGTGTAGAAAAGTCTGCTGGCTTTATAGTAGACGCTGATCCTTTATTATTTGACAAACATTTGTATACGTTATTTTCATCAGTGACAACATAAAATGGTCTAGTATAAAGATTAGTATCACTATCACGATATTGTGCATAGACTGTGCCTGATACCCAATTATAACGAGGAACAACATGGCTTACATCACCTGGTGTGATCTTTTTGGCACCTATTGCTTCTCTCCAAAGTACTCTCTGCTTATGATTATCAGTTTCGATAGGAGTAGTGGCAGTAGGTTCAGTAGTATAATCTAGTTGATTACCTAGAACAGCATAAAAAATATTTGATTCTTTTGTATTGCGCCCATCTTCATGTGACAAAGACTCAACAAAAGACTTTGCGTTCATTATACTCATTTCTTTGCTGTTGTATGAAGGCATTATGTGATATTCCCTGAGTAGTAGTAAGCATTAGCACCAGACACATCGGTGAGTGTCCAGTTTGCGACAAGATTTGCACTAGAGGCACTAATAACTTTATTTAGTTGTAATTGTCTATAAGCCTCTGGCGCAGTTTCTATGATCATAATATCTCCATTCGCAAACTCCGAAGAAGTGAATGTAGTCGATGATCCCACAATGTTGAATGCATTTGCATAGTAAATATTAGCGCCAGAAATATTTCCATATACCCAAGCCGAACTCATGTTAGCGGCTGTTGCGCTTGTAGTTCTATTTAGTCGAACTTCAAAGAACTTATCATGTGCCGATTCAACTAATAGAGAAGAACCATTTGCAAATTGTGTGGAAAGTGAAGTGCCAGATCCAGATAGATTAAATGTATTATTGGTAATCGAAACAGTACCACTCGCTTTAGGTTTGGATATTGAAATCGTGCCGTTTGCAGTAAATCTTTTTCTTTGTACTTTTGATACTGTAACATTAACATCAACATTAGATGTAGACTTAAATTTTCCAAACAGTGCTTGACCTGCTGGATGTACTAACCTCAAAGCGAGATCCCTGTATTTATTTAATGCAATCGCCGCTTCAACTTCATAAGAAAATTCTTGATAAAAACGACTGTCTTGTATAAAGCCTCTCTTTGTAGAGATATGACTTCTTGAGGTGGCGTAATAGCCCTCTGAGTTTGCCACATTGTCAAGTGTAAGTCTCAACTGTGCCGATGTTGCGTCTGGGTGAGTTGTAGTTTCAATAGTCACTAACTCATTTTGAATATGATTGAATCCAGAGTCCACAAGCCTTAATGCAGTAATTGTGCCGTTTGCACCGACTGTTGCTGAGACATTTGCATTATCACCAAGAACACCCTCATCCTGAACACTCACGATCTTGGCAACACCTGGGCTACCAGCTATTTGTGCCGACTGAGATGCATCGGTGAAAAATTGAATGTCAAGATGTTGATTGTTGGCAAAAAATACATTACCCGGGCGCCTTTGCAGTTCATCTTGCCAGACACGAATCTGGGTTTCGTATGTGCCATTTGCAAATTGTCTTGTTAAGATACGTTGCATAACATCGCCTGAAGCATTTGTGTTTGCCTGTGATACTCTGTCATTTGTGTCAATAAGAAGAATTTGAGAGTTGCTTGTACCAAAATTTTGTTGATTATAATGAAGTGTTAGATACTGTTCTCCAATACCAAGTGCGGCTACAGCATTGTCCCTAACAGTAACTACAGGTGCAACAGAGAAACCAGCACCACCAACACGATTTGACAATTGTGAAATTGTACCGATTGTAGAAGACTGGAATAAAAGTGCATCTGATAGTTTGGTATGAATATTCTCTATATGCGTATTTGAGGTTGTGCTTACAACATTACCGACTGTAGTATTAGCACCAACAATACGCAATCCTTCATTTTCAGTAAATGATCTCATAGGCCCAGCATCAAACTGTGATGTTAGATTTGCTGTAGTATTCGCTGTGACTTGTACAGTAACTAAATGTCTATCATCAGCACCACCAACGCCACGACTGTATCCGTTAGCAACTGTTGAGATGACTTTCTTTACTACGCCGAAAGCACCAGATGTTCTGCCAACCAACTCTTGACCGGCAAGAACAACCTGACTTGCAGTATTGC